CCAGCACGGTACATCGTCGGGCCGGCAGCCCGCCAACGGGGCCCATCTGAAGTGGGCCGTTCCGGTGATGATGATCCTTACCTAACCCGTTGCGCGGCAGCAACGCGGGTTTTTCCCGTGCCGCAGGTGTTGCGGTTTTCCAAACGCTGCTGCAGAATTCTCCTCAGCGCCGGATGGCTGGCGCATCACAGGAGACGACGGTGACCGTCGAGATCATCACACCACGCGACCAGGGCCACTGGTTGCAGCTGCGCACGCAAGACGTGACCAGCACCGAGTCGGCAGCCCTGTTCGGCATGTCGCCCTACGCCACGCACTTCGACCTCTGGCACCGCAAGCGCTCGGGCCAAGTGCCGGAGTTCCGCACCAACGAACGCATGCGCTGGGGCAACCGGCTGGAGTCGGCCATCGCCCACGGCATCGCCGATGAGAAGGGCTGGAATATCGAGCCGATGAAGGACTACCTGCGCGACCCCGAAGCGCGCATCGGAAGCAGCTTCGACTTCGTGATCACGAACCTGGACGGCGGCCCGACCCACCTGGAGATCAAAAACGTCGACTACCTCGCCTTCCGCGACGGCTGGCTGGAGCACGACGACGGCAGCATCGAGGCGCCCGAGCAAATCGAACTCCAAGTGCAGCACCAGATGGCAGTCTCGGGGTTCGGCCGCGCGTTCATCGGCGCCTTCGTCGGCGGGAACCGCTTCGAGATCATCGAGCGCCAGCGCGACGAGGATGTGATCCGCGCGATCCGCGCCAAGGTCGCCGAGTTCTGGCGCACCGTCGAGGCCGGCGAGGAGCCCGACCCGGTGATGCCACAGGACGCAGCCGCCCTTATCCGCCTGAACGCCTACGCCGAGCCGGGCAAGATCCTCGACGCCACGGGTGATGCGAAGATCGCATCGCTGGTGGACCAGTACCGCAGCGCGAAGGCCATGGCCGACGAGCACGAGGAAGACGCCAAGATCGCCAAGGCCCTGCTGCTCGAAGCGATCGGCGACGCCGAGAAGGTGCTGCTGCCCGGGTTCTCGATCAGCGCCGGCATGGTTGCCGACAGCCCGGGCACCTTGATCACCGCAGAGCACGTCGGCACGTACATGGGCGGGCGCAAAGGGTACAGAAACCTCAGAGTGACCGCCAAGAAGGCCAAGGCGTGAACATGCTCGATCGCATCATGCAGCGCGTCTCGCCGGAGGCGCTGACCGGCTGCTGGCTGTGGACCGGCGACATCGGCAAGCACGGGTACGCCGTGATGACCGAGCGCGTCAACGGCCGCCGCATCGCGCACCGTGCGCACCGGCTGGTCTACACGCTGACGAAGGGCCCAATCCCCGAAGGATACTGGGTCCGGCACAGCTGCGACACGCCGGCCTGCGTGGCGCCGCACCACCTGACCGCATCGCCGCCGCGCGAGAACGTGCTCGACACCGTTCGCCGCGGTCGCCACCGCAACCAGAACACCGGCCGCACCGTGTGCAAGGCCGGGCATCAACTCGCAGGCGACAACGTCCGCGTCGAGGCGACGGGATTCAGGCGCTGCCTGACCTGCAGCCGCACCTACCATCGTAACTACCGGGAACAGCAATGAGCACCGAAACCCAGCAACGCCAGGATCCAATGGCCGTCTTCCGTCTGGCCATCGACAAGATGACCGACCAGTTCAAGGCGGCGCTCCCGGCCCACATCACCGTCGAGCGCTTCAAGCGAACGCTGCTCACCGCTGTGCAGACCACCCCGGCGCTGCTTGAAGCAGACCGTCGCACGCTGTTCGGCGCCGCGATGCGGGCCGCGCAGATGGGACTGCTGCCGGACGGCCGCGAGGGCGCAATCACGACCTTCAGCAACAACTGCAGTTTCATGCCGATGTACGCCGGCGTGCTGAAGCTGATCCGCAACAGCGGTGAGCTCTCCAGCATCGACGCGATCCTGGTGCACCAGAAGGACAAGTTCACCTACCACCCGGGCATCGACCTGGTGCCGGTGCACGAGGTGGACTGGTTCGGCGAACGGGGCGACGCGATCGGCGTCTACGCCGTGGCCAAGATGAAGGACGGCAGCGCCTACGTCGAGATCATGAACCGGCGCCAGGTCGACCAAGTCCGCGCCGTGAGCCGCTCGAAGAACTCCGGCCCGTGGACCACGTGGTGGGAGGAGATGTGGCGCAAGAGCGTGATCCGCCGCTTGGCCAAGCGCCTGCCTCTGTCGACCGACCTCGATGGCGTGATCCACGAAGACGACGAAATGTTCATGCCGCCGGAGCAGCCCGCCGCGCCCGCCCAGCCCCCCGCGGATCCGCCGCCGGCCGACACGCCCCGCCGCCCGTCGCGCCTGGCCAAGGTCGCCGAGCAGGCTCCCCCGCCGCCCGAGCCTGCCGACGACGATGGCGTGATCGACATGCCGCCCGCGCCGCCTGCCATCGACGAAGACAGCCCGATCTGACCATGAGCACCGACCTCCTCACCCCGAAGGAGGCGGCAGCCCTGCTGCGCGTCTCCACCGACACCCTCGAATCCTGGCGCGCCAAGCGGCAGGGCCCGCCCTGGACCAAGCTCGGCGATGGCGTGCGCGCGCCAGTGCGCTACCGCCGGACCGACATCGACCAGTACCTGAAGGCACGCACGCAATGACACGCAAGCCCCGCCCAGTCGACGCCAGAGTCACGCTGCGCGAGCGGCTGATTGTGTATTTCGCGCTCAACCCTGACGAGCAACTCATGCTGGTCGACATCGCCGCAAAGTTCCGCCGCAGCGTCGAGGGCGCCAGGTGGGCGACCAAAAAGATGGCCGAAGCCGGGCTGCTGGTGAGCAGCGGAGGGTACGGCCAGATCGTGATCAGCATCGGCCCGGAACTGTCGCGGATGATCGCGCCGCACAGGACGGCCACGGCCGACAGCGGCAACGGATCGGCGAGCGTGGCCGACGATCTGCAGAGCCTGCGCGCTGCGCTGCAGGAGGCAGACACCTTAGCGGGCCACGATGACGCGCTGACGGAGTGGCGCGACAAGTGGGCGCACCTGTGGCGCCGCGTTGAGGCCTAACGTTCGAGCTAACCCCGACAAGGAGGCGTGAGCCATGAGTGACGAAGCGAACCCGAGCAACAACGCCGACCCAGGTCGCGGGTTGAGCGAGGGGTTAGGCCCGCTGCCGGAGCGGTGCGACCAATGCCGCACGCCAAACGCATGCAGCGATGGAGCGTGCTTGGAGGCTTATATCGGCCGGCGCGTGCAGCAGGAGGTGGCCACAGAGCGCGAGCGGTGGCGCAGTGCAACCGAGTACGCCGTGCACCAACTTGAACAGTCGCGCGTCTGGAACGGCCACGACTGGCACTACAACCCGCTGCACCCGCTGTACTACCGCAGGGCACTGGATCGCCTGCGGGATGTGTTGAGGGCCTAACGTTGCAAATAAGCTGCCCACGGAGGCGGAGCCGTAGTGGGTCAGCTTGATTTGCGTGTTGGGCGTGTGGTTCCGAAGCGGAGAAACAGTTGAATGAGTTGGCTCTTTTCGCAGGCGCTGGTGGCGGAATACTCGCGGGCCACATGCTGGGATGGCGCACCGTCTGCGCCGTTGAGCGTGATGCCTACGCAGCACAAGTTCTGGCGCAACGACAAAACACTGGAGCCCTGCGACCTTTCCCGATTTGGGCTGACGTGTGCAGCTTTGACGGAAGACCGTGGCGCGGACTTGTTGACGTGGTTTCTGGGGGCTTCCCGTGCCAGGACATCAGCGTTGCCGGCAAGGGAGCAGGCATTGACGGAGAGCGCAGCGGAATGTGGACCCACATGGCGCGGATCATTGGCGAGGTTCGACCCCGCTTCTGCTACGTGGAGAACAGCCCAGCGATCCTTACTCGGGGACTCGGAAGAGTGCTCGGTGACCTGGCCACGCTCGGGTATGACTGCCGGTGGACAGTGCTGGGAGCTGCCGACGTTGGCGCCCCCCACCAGCGCGACAGGTTCTGGCTTGTGGGTGCCGACACCATGCGCGACCGACGCGAAGCCGATCACAGGCGGCAATCTGTACGTGACGGAGACAGGCACGGTGCGGCACATGCGACCGGATGGCAAGAGCAGCAACCGGGGCTTGGCAGCAAGTGCGGCCATGTGGCCGACGCCGACTGTGTGCGGGAACTACAACCGCAAGGGGGCCAGCGCGACCAGCGGGGATGGGATGGCTACGGCAATGCTGAAGTGCGCCACGCCGACAGCCCGCGACTGGAGAAGCGGCAAGGCCAGCGAAGCGACGATGGAGCGCAACTCAAGGCCCTTGAGCGAGCAGATTGGTGGACTGCTGAACCCGACGTGGGTCGAGTGGCTCATGGGGTGGCCCATCGGGTGGACCGACTTAAAGCCCTCGGGAACGGACAGGTGCCCCGGTGCGCAGCCACAGCTTGGCGAATGCTCACTGGTGGCATGAGGAACACGCCCAACGTTCGAGCTAAGTTGCCCGATGCGGCGGCTGCCGCTGGTGACGAAGCGAGAACACGATAGCCCGCCGCGGCGGGTCAACTTGAGCGAGGGGTTCGGCCTCCGGCTCCGAAGCGAAAGGACAAAAGCATGTTCACACCACAGACCCAAGCCGCGATGGCTGCGAACATTGGCGCAGAGTCGGGCCAGCCGTGGCCGGTGACGATGAATGCAGATGTGTACCGCGAGCTGGTGTTTGCTGCACGGCAATGGGATGCACTGCGCACCGGCCCGGTCAACAGCGGCGCGACCGTGGCGATGGTGCCACAGCAAGACGGCTCGCTGCGCATCGAGTCGCGGTGAGAGGCCTAACGTTCGAGCTAACCCCGACAAGGAGGCGTGAGCCATGAGTGACGAAGCGAAACCGAGTACCCACGCCGACGCAGGTCGCGGGTTGAGCGAGGGGTTAGGCATCAACCGTGGAGGATGAGATGAAAGTAAGAGAACTGATCCAGTGGCTTGCCGCGTTTGAAGACCAAGACGCCACCGTGGAAGTGGTAGAGCACAGCCGCGGTACTGGCTACTACGACCAAGGCGGAAGCGCTCGGGTTGTGCCGTTCGCGCCTGATAAGCACGCGACATACACGGACCTGCGCAGCAACCAATTCATCAAGCCCGACGCGCCGTACTACGAAGCTCGAACGCTTCTGCTGGGCGAAGTTGATGCCTAACGTTCGAGCTAAGCTGCCGGACACGGCCGCGAGGAGCAACGATGACAACCAACAGTGATGCCGTGGCCGGTCAGCTTGAGCGAGGGGTTAGGCTTCACCGCGAGGCGCTGCCCCGTGTTTTGGACCCGTGCTGCGGCAGCCGGATGATGTGGTTTGAACCGCAGCACCCGGATGCACTGTTTGGTGACCGGCGCGCAGAGACGCTGACTGTGACCGACAACAGCCGAGGCAACGCCAGCGGCACGCGCACGATTCGGATTGAGCCCGACACGCTAATGGACTTCCGCGCGCTGCCGTACCCGGATGGCGCGTTTAAGCTCGTGGCGTTTGACCCGCCACACCTTGTGCATGCAGGCCCGCGTTCTTGGCTGGCTGCCAAGTACGGGCGCCTGGGCGAAAACTGGCGCGACGACTTGCGCGAGGGCTTCTCAGAGTGCTTTCGCGTGCTGGCCAGCGATGGCGTGCTTGTGTTCAAGTGGAACGAGACGCAGGTAAAGCTCTCGGAGGTGCTGGCGTTGACGCCCCACCAGCCGCTGTTCGGCAACACCTCGGGCAAACGCATGGGCACGCACTGGCTGGTGTTCATGAAGCCTAACGTTCGAGCTAAGCTGCCCGCGGAGGTGGCGTTGCCCTGCGGGGCGAAGGAGAATTGACATGACCGAAGAACCGCAGGGCAACGCTGCCGTAGCGGGTCAGCTTGAGCGAGGGGTTAGGCTGCAACCCAATGGCCTAGACGTGCGGGCCGTAGATCCGCGCAACGGCGCGAAGTACAGCCCGAACCTGCACCGCTGGCTGACGATGCGCAGCAAGAAGCACCGCGCCTGGACAAGCCGCGTGTACTGCGACGAAAGCGGCACGCTATGGATTGGCATGCTGGACCTGGGAGACCTGATCGGCGCGCGGCTGATGAACGTGCTGTGCTACGGAACAAAGGCCGAAAGCTGCTGCTGGGTGAACCTGCGCGGGCTGGTGGAAGTGGCCGATTTCTGGCCGCGCTACGTGCGAGACGGGCGCTGCGCGATTGACCCCGAACATAAGGGGCATTTCGTGGGCGACG